ATTTCTTTGTCTTTAGCGATAATTTATACTATCTACAAATTTTCAAGGATTGGAAAAAAAAAATAAATTAAAATTTTTTAGTTTATCTGAATTTGATTCTCCTGATGAGCAAGGATCAGGTGTTAATATGGATAAAGATTTTCTTGATCAATTAGATTTAGCAAGAGAAGTTGCAGGGATACCTTTCAAAATTAACTCAGGATATAGAACAAAAAAACATAATACAATAGTTGGTGGGCGAGTTGGCTCATCACATTTAAAAGGACTTGCTGCAGATATAGGTTATAGAGGGTCTAGAGAAAGATATCTTATATTGCATGGTTTAATAAAAGCAGGACTCAATAGAATTGGGATTGCTAATACTTTCATTCATGTAGATAGTGATACAAAAAAAGATGGTAAAGTAGTATGGTTATATTAATTTAAAAATAAAAAAAAATGAAGAATTTCTTATCAAAGTACCTAATTGGACAAATGTTTAAATCTAAAAAGTTTTGGTATGCTATATCAAGTGTAGTAATACCTGCTTTAGTAACTTATCTTGGTGTAGATGAAGCGACTGCAACAAATCTATACTATGCAATTTTAACCTTAATAGTTGGACAAGGTATTGCTGATGTCGCAAAAAAGTAACAGATTTAGATTAAAACCTCATGAGATAGTCGTTTTAGAGGAAATGCGAAAAAAAGAAGTCAGGAATGTACTTGTAGTAGGAGATTTACATGAGCCTTTCTGTCTAGACGACTATCTTAATTGGTGTATCATTCAATATAAAAGATTCAATTGCACAGAAGTAGTTTTCATTGGAGATATTATAGACAACCATTATTCTAGTTACCATGAAACAGATGCTGATGGAATGGGTGGATTGCAAGAATTAGAATATGCGATCAAAAGAATAGCAAGATGGTTTGAAGCGTTTCCTGTTGCAACTGTAGTCATAGGAAATCATGATAGAATAATAATGCGAAAAGCACAAACTTCAGCCATACCTAGCAAATGGATTAAATCTTATAAAGAAGTTTTAGAAGTTCCTAGTTGGAATTTTGTTGAAAGATACGAGCAAGACAATGTTCAGTACATTCATGGCGAGGGAGGTACGGCGAGGACTAAGTGTCGTGCTGACATGATGAATACTGTCCAAGGTCACTTACACACTCAATGCTACATAGAACATTATGTAGGTAAAAAATTCCGAGTTTATGGAGTACAGGTTGGTTGTGGGATTGATCATGATTCCTATGCAATGGCGTATGCTAAATATGGCAAAAAACCTGCAATAGGGTGTTCTGTTGTCCTAAACAATGGAAAAACTCCAATAAATTTACTCATGCCTTTAGGAGAAAAATGAAATTAAAAGATTCTACTAAATTATCTTTGTTTTATATTTCAATCATTATAATAGTATTACTATTAGCATTATAAAGCCCTTTTAAGCGTTTCTAAGGCATTTTTACACAAATTTAATACATATACCTTACAAGACATTACTTCATGTCCTAAACATACTTTGTTTAAATATCTGTTGAAAAGTTTGTTAGTATCAGATATTCTCCTTATATTTGTAGTGTAAATGCGATTAAAAGATACAATCACAAATGCAGAGCGGAAATCTCAAAACAACTAAAAATCATCAATGTTAGGTAGGTGACAAATCGCAAAAAAATAGAGGGAAGATTTCAACCTCAACAAATGAAATCAAAATTTAAAAAAAAATGTCATGAAAACACATGTAAACAGTTACGATTTTAAAAATTGGTTTTTAACCCACAGACCTAACAGTTTCAGTAGAGTTGGTTTAGATTCATTATTTGAGTATTTTGAGGAGTATGAAGATTCTACAGGCGAGGAGATAGAATTTGATCCTATTGGAATATGTTGTGAATATAATGAGTATGAGAATATTGAAGAATTCCATGGAGAATATTGCGAGGAGAAGTACCCTACAATTGATGAGATTCAAGATTATACCCAAGTAATACCTGTTGGATTAGATGGATTTATCATTCAATGTTTCTAGAAGTAAGTAGCAGAAAGTTGTTGAAAAGTTTGTTAGTATCAGAAAAAATATGTAAATTTGAGTATATTAATCAATAAATAAAAAAAAATGAGAAAGTATAGTTTAAGTAGTATCAGCAAAAGTTTTGATTCAATCTATGATCTAGTAGATTATGTATTATCAAATGGAATTTGTCCTAGTTGTGAAATCATATTGAATGGTAGTAAGACAGGAGAATATGTGCAGGATTACATGGTAGAGTAATTTTAAAATAACATCAATTAATTTTGATGTTTTTTTTATGTTTAATTAAAAAAATGAAAATATGAGAATGTGGAATATTGATCCTAAACACATGTGTAGAAAACACCTTTTAGGTGAGCATTTAGAAATGCACATGTTTGTAGGCTCTATAAATAAAAAAATTTCAATGAAAGGTTATCTTGAGAAAGGTTTTTTAGAAATACATAATTTAAAAAAGCGTCATGATGCATTAGTTGAAGAAATGAAGAAACGAGGTTATAATCATAAATCGCCTTTGCCTGTGATCAATATAAGAAAAAAAATGGGTAAAGTCAATGTTATCCAATCATATCAAGAAATAGTAGGTAAATGTAAAGAATGTAGAAAACAAATGTCTAATTTAAATAAACAATCATGAAAGCAAATTTTAAAATGTTGGAAGCAACAAACAAAACAGAAGCAGTAAAATCAATTTTAGATGTGATCGCACAGAATCCTTTATTTTTAAATAAATGCACAAGTCCTTTATTTTGTGTAGTAAAATCTTTAAGTACAAACCGATCAAGAAAATCTTGGTTAAATCATTGTTCTTGGAATGATGTTAGAGATCTTTTTATTGAAATCAAAACTGAATATTATAACTTTAAAGATAACACACAATGGAATTACTAAAATGTCAAGATTTCCATTTTTATCCTAATGGAAAATATACAACAATAAAAAAACAGGATACTTACACTAATTCTTATTTTGCTGATGTTGAGGAAATTTGTGAATCAATCAGAATTTTTGGAACAAAAAAGCAAATTGATCAAGCATTAGATGAATATTGCAAAAAATCAGGATTAAATTTAGATGAGTGTTATAATTTTCAAGTAGAACCTAAAGGCTCTTATTGGTACGATATCTTTTCAGACCCTGAAAAACATAATAAAATTGTAAAAGAAAGATTAAAAGTTTACAAAGAATTATACCTTAAAAAACCGAGTGAAGCATTAATAATAAACATATAAAAAATGGGAAAAAATACTTTAGAACAAATACAAAAAATGACTCATGATGAGTTAAAAGAAGCCTTAATGGAAATGCCTGAATTAGAAAAAGATGAGGTAATTGAAGAAGCAGATTTAACTATTGCTAATTTAAAACTGCAATATGAATCTTTAAAAAATTCTTATGATCAATTAAAAGATGAGCAAGAATCATTGAATCATAAAGCCATGCATAGCATCAATACTTTTCAATGTGCAGAGGGAGAATTATATCTGAGGGGAATAGATGAGTATGGTAAAGATTTTCAGGTTTGTTTTGATGCATACAATTTCTTAGATTGGATAGATACTGATCAGATTCAATATATCAAAGAACAAATAAAAAAACACATTGATAGTAAATAAGTGAATAACTTTGTTTATATTCGCACACAGGAAAGGCAATGCCTGATCAAGTAGCCAAAAAAAAATCATTTATGAAAACTGATATTTTAAAAGACAAATATGTTAAGTACAATCTAACTAAAGATGATGTTTTTAAACATCAACACTACATCATTATAACTAGGAGCGGTATTGAAAAGATACAAGCAATTGAGGGGATAGAAATAGATTATGATGTTATAAAATGCGAGGAAAATTTCGCAGTCGTTAAAGCAAAAGCAACAAAAAAATTATCTACAGGAAATATCCAAACATTTGGAAGTGCATTGAAAGGCAAATCTTATCAAGATGGAAATACGAATACTTGGTATGTCATGGAGATGGCTGAAAAAAGAGCCTTGTCAAGAGCAGTATTAAAGTTGACAGGTTTTTATGAATTGGGAGTATTTGGAGAAGATGAATCAGAAGAATTTAAAAAATAAATAGTATAGGTTTTGAAAGAGGTTAGTAATTATAATTAATAACTCAGCGGTTATACTTTGTGATCAATTACAAGTCCTCTTTCAATTCCTTTTTTTAATAATTAAATAAATAAAATCATGGAAAAAAAAGCAAAAAAAGTTTATGTTAAAATTACAACTATGGAAGATGTTTCAGAGCATTTTCAAAACATGTTAAAAGGAAAACTTCAATTGATTGAAGAAAAAGATTATGATGGAAAAACCTTTGGAACTTTATTGAATGAAAAAGGGCAAAGATTAAGAATACCTAAATTAAATTATGAACTAAAAAATAAAAAGAAATAATTATGGAAATACATGGAAAAATAGAAAAACTTTTACCTATTGAATCAGGAGTTAGCAAAGCAGGTAAAGAATGGAAAAAACAAGGGGTGTTGATCAATACAGGAAATGATTTCAATCCTACAGTTATGGTAAATGCTTTTGGAGAAAAACATATCCATTCACTAAGTAAATTTGAGGAAGGAGATACTATAGATGTTTCATGCAATGTTTATAGTCGAGAATTTAATGGTAAATACTATACAAGTATAGATGGTTATTGGTTTGCAAATAAAAATGCTCAAATACATCCTGAAAATCAACTAAAAGATGATGTTGTTAAAATTGCATCTCCAGTCGAGGATGATTTACCATTTTAATCATGACAGAGAGAGATAATTTTATCCAAATTTGCGATCTCACTACAAACCTAATGGGGTTGGAAAAAGGCTCACTTGCCTTGAAAAGTAGAAAACAACATCTGCAAATACCAAGAATGGTTGCTTCAATGGTTGCGAGGATTGAAGATAAGATACCTCATACGATCATAGCAGATGTATTGAATCGGCATAGAACTTTAGTTTATCATTATGAGAAAATGCATCAAGGAAATTATATTTGGAAAAAATATAGAGATGCTTTTAATAAAGTTTATATTGCTTATAAAAAAATGGAAAGCGAGAAAAAGATTTTTGTAGATAAATATCGCATGAAAGAATATCTTTTAAGCAATGGGGTACAGCAATCCAAAAAAAGTGAGGTAAGAATTAAAATTTTATCAGGAAAAGTTGGTGTGATCATTACAACTTCTTACATGGATTTTAGTAACCAATTAGAAAATATTAAATTTGCGCTACAAGAATATAAATACAAAATGGAAATTTTATGATTCAATTATTAAGTAGTAGTGCGTTTATTATATGCAACAAAAAATTAGCAAAAAAATTAGGATTAAAAGCAACTATTTTATTGTCAGATTTAATAAGCAAACAAGAATATTTTATGAATCATGATTTAATTGATCCTCAAGGGTATTTCTTTAACACTCAAGAGAATATTGAAAAAGATACGACACTTACACCATATCAACAAAGAAATGCCCTTAGAACGCTTAAAAAAGAAATGATCATTGAAACTAAAAAAATGGGAATACCTGCAAAGTTGCACTATCGCATAAATGAAGAACAAGTTGTTAAGTTACTAGACAACAGGAATGAAAGTAACTTTGATCATATTAATAAGAATAAAAAAATTACAACTAATCTTATTACAATACAAGATAGGTTGGAAAGATTTTGTAAAATTGTTTTTTCTTTAAATTATAATAACTCAACATGCAAAGATTTTATTTCATATTGGACAGAAAAAAATAAATCAGGAAAAAAAATGAAATTTGAAATGGAAAAAACTTTTGACATTAATAGGCGAATGAAAAGATGGGAATCAAATGAAAAAAAATGGGAACAAAAAAATCCTAAAACATTTTCAAAAATAGATGCTCAATTAAGTCAATACGAACAAGCAAAAAAAATGTTATGATATTACTTAAAAATGAAAATTTACAACATTTAACAGAGAAAATATTAGATTTATTAGTATTGACATCAGTAGAGATAGGGCATAGAACAGATGCAAAAACATTAGCAACATTAAGTAAAATTTTTGCAACAGATTTAATTACAGAAACAAGATTTTCAAATTTAACTTTTAATCAGATCAAAATGTCATTTAGGTTAGGAGTAAGATTTGGAAAAGATGAACCTTTCATGAATATAAGAACTTTTTATAAATGGGTATATGCTCATAAAAAAGATATAGACAATGCAATTTATGAGGTTAGAACATTAGGGAAAGACCCTAAAAAAACTTTATATTATCCTGATCAAAAACTTTTAAAATGAAAACTAAAAAAACAACTAATGAGCAATGGTTACAATGGTATGATAATTTTGTAGATTATGTCATGCAATACAATATTAATCTTTACAATTCTGCTTGCGAATATGCAGACGAAAGTGAAGAAATAGAATATTCTTGTTGCAATGTTGAAGTAAAAGGAATTATTGAAGACATAAGAATATGTCCTGAATGTAAAGAACATTTTTAAATGAAAAAAAAAGAAAAAAAGAAAAAAGAAAAAATGTATGATCCTGACAAAGTAGGAAGTTTCAAAATGCAGTTTGGATTTAAAAATTCTCCTATTAATTTTATAAAAAAATCTTGGAATATAAAAACTTATAAACCAATTGATAAATTTTAAGGAATTTGAATATCCAAGTTGTTTTGTAGATTTAGCAGATGAACTTGCACACTTACGAACTTTTCACTCAAAACATGTCTACAAAAAAGGAACAGAAAAATATAGGGGAGAACAAGAACATAAAATTTCAATGTTAGGAATACTTGCAGAATTAATTGCAAGACATTATTTTAAAGATTCAGATATTGAAGTAGCAAAATTAATAGATGAAAATCCAATAGTAGATGCAGATATAATATTGCATGGTATAGGAGAAACTTATTTGATTGATGTAAAAGGAGTAAAATCAAAATCAAAAAAATTAAGAATAAATTTCAAAGCACAAAATAATACAAACAAAGAAATATCTCATTATTTTTTTATACAACCTATAACTAGAAACAAAGCAAGATATTGTTGGATACCTCATGCAGATGTTTTTAGTTGGAATGTAATTGAATCAACTTATACTAAAGTTTATGAAAAAGAAATCTCTGAGTAAATTAAAAAAAGATTTAGATGTTGTTTTTAGTTTGTTTATTAGATTAAGGAATGCAGATGATCAAGGCATGGTAGAATGTTTTACATGCAACAAAATTGCTCATTATAAAAATGGTATGCAATGCGGTCACTTTCAATCAAGAAAACATTTGGCTACAAGATTTGATGAGGTAAATTGTCAAGTCCAATGTAGTGGTTGTAATGTTTTCAGATATGGAGAGCAGTATAAATTTTCAGTTAATTTAGATAATTCTTTTGGAGAAAATACTGCACAAAATTTAGAAATATTATCAAGACAAATAATCAAATTTTCTAGAGTTGATTATGATATTAAGATAAGTTATTAAAAAAAAATTGTTAAAAAAATAAAAAAAGAAAAAGGAATAAGTTAAATATTTCATTAGATTTGCTCATGCGAAAAGTCATCTATGCAAATCATGAGCATCAGATTTTAGTTAGTAATTATATTTTGGTTACTAAAGACCTCATCAAAGACCTAGCATCAGACACAAAATATTCTCAATATCTAGAGATTCTTGACATCATTATAGAATACCATAACACTTATGGAAATGCGGTTAATAGACAAAATTGGTATGATTGGATAATGATCATTCCAATTAATTTATCTGTCATGACAAATGGTTTTTTAGCAGGATGTGAATCAAAACGCAACCAAAAAAGAATTTATTCTATTAGATCAATATTAACTAATTTGCTTGAAGATACTGTAGCAAAGATTGATTTAATGAAATTAGAGACTAATGACTGAAATTTATCAGCATATTGCAAGATTAAGTAGTTTTTTTAAAAAAATGTGTTTTGGTTTAACTAAAGATGAAGAAAGTATAAATGATGCAGTACAAGAATTAATGCTTTATTTTTTACAAATGAATCAAGAAACTTTAAAAAATATCTATGACAAAGATGGGGAAGATGGTATAATAAGGTATGGAGCAGTTGTATTAAAAAGAAGTTTAACTTCGCCAAGAAGTCCTTTTTATTATAAATATAAAAAATACTATAAAAATTTAGTTGGAATGACTATTAAAAAAACATCTTCAAGTTATGATAAAATACAAAACGAATACCATAACTCAATTTACAATATGCCTGATTCAGAGCCTGAAGAATTTGTTAAATGGGAAAAATTAGAAAAAATTGATGTTATTTTAGAAGAGTTTCATTGGTATGAGAAACGCATGTTTGAGTTATATTATACAGAAAAAAACACTTTTGACTCGCTTGCAAAAAAAACAGGAATAAGTAGAAATAGTATTTTTACAACTATACAAAATACAAGAAACAAAATAATAAAAAAAATAGAAAATGAGTAATGCTTTTTTTGTACCATCAGAAGTATATGAGAAAAGAATTGCTCAATGTAAGTCTTGTCAATTTTATCATTCACTTTTAGGTAATTGTAAAATTTGCGGTTGTTTTATGAAAATAAAAGCAAGGATTTCACAACAGCACTGCCCTAAATATTATTGGAGAATGCATGATTTTGGTTATGATCAAAAAAATTTAACTAAAGATTTACCTCAAGATTTAATAGATGAAGTAATGAAATTATATCCTGATATTAAAACAGGCAGAGCAAAAGATCATGCAACAAAGAAAAAAATGATTGAACTTTATAATATTATTTTTAATGGAAATTACAATACATCTACAAATTGCTCAGGATGTTTAAATACATGCCTGAAAGGTATAACTAAAATCTATGAAGAATATGCTTGAAACACTTAAACATTTAACAGGACTTTGCGGAGAGCCACATCCAAGTTTATTAACTTTATTATTAGGTACACCTTTCGCAAGTTATATATTTTATAAATTTAAATTAGTAAAAAATGAAAAACAAAAAAAAAGACGAGATTCCTAATTATTATATAGGAAAAAAGTATGGATATGAAGCAAGAAAAATTGTTGAAGATTATGATTTAAACTACAATGTAGGAACTGCAGTCAGTTATCTTTTAAGATCAGATAGGAAACATGATTCGCCTATCCAAGATATAAGAAAAGCAATCAATCATTTGCATTTTGAGTTAGACAATATAATGAGTAAAAATAAATAATCTAAAAATCTATTATATACTATGGTACAGAAAGTTAAGATAAACATATTAAACCAAAACGCTAACAATCCAAGAATAATAAAAGACAATAAATTTGAGAAATTAGTTACATCAATTAAAGAATTTCCTCAAATGTTGCAAATAAGACCTATAGTTGTAGATGAAAACAATGTAGTGTTAGGTGGTAACATGCGATTGAGAGCCTGTAAAGAAGCAGGATTGAAAGAAGTATGGATTGAAAAAGTTGAGAATTTAACTGAAGAACAAAAGCAAGAATTTATAATAAAAGACAATGTTGGTTTTGGAGAATGGGAATGGGATATTCTTGCAAATAAATGGGATGAGGTACAATTGAAAGAATGGGGAATGGATGTTTGGCAACCGACTGAAGAAAATTATGGTGACTTTTTTGAAGATAAAGACGAGGAAATTTCTGACATTCAAAAAATAGTTTTGGAATATACTCAAGATGAGTATGCGATCATTATAGATAAACTTGCAGAGATAGGTGGAACAAAAGAAAATGCAATTTATAATCTTTTAACTAAATGAAAATATACCTTGCAGGATTTAAATTAATTGAGAACAAAATTTCAAAGGAAGATTATAAAGACACTTTGATATTGAGTTCTTTTTATGAGCATAAAAATGGTAAGTATGGAAATTATGTTTTGCATGACAAACATATCTTAGACTCAGGAGCATTTAGTTTTTTGCGAGGTAAAAAAGCAGATTGGGATTTATATGTAGATAAGTATTGTTCATTCATTGAAAAGACAAAACAAAATTTCTTTTTTGAATTAGACATAGATTCAATAATTGGATTAGATAAGGTTGAAATCATTAGAGATAAAATAGAACAAAGAATAGGCAAACAAACTATTCCTGTTTGGCATAAATCTAGAGGGATAGATTATTGGTATAAATTAGTTGAGGAGTATAATTATGTTGCAATAGGTGGATTAGTATCTGCAGGTGTATCAGGCAAAGAATATAAGTATTTGAGAATGATGGTTGACTATGCAAACAAGCAAGGAACAAAAGTACATGGATTAGGATTTACTAAAATGGAATGGCTTAAAAAAATAAAATGGTATTCTGTTGATTCTACGACTTGGTTAAATGCAGGTAGGTTTGGCGAATATCAATGGTTTGATGGAACAAAAATTAAAAAAAGAACTGCTGTAGGAATAGGCATGAAAGTAAGAGAGGATAGAAAATTAGATATGTTGATTCATAATTTTAAAGAATGGAATAAATTTCAAAAATATGCAGAGGAAAATCTCTAAAGTTTTATTATATAGTGGAGGTATGGATTCTTATTTGATTGATAAGATTTTAAAACCTGATCACAAATTATTTTTTGATATTGGTACAAAACAAAACGAACAAGAAAAAAAAAGGTTACCAAAAGATGTTATTATAAAAAAAATAGATTTGGCTGAATATGTGCAAGACGATAATCTTTTAACTATTCCTTTGAGGAATTTAATCTTTTTATCTATTGCGGTTAATTATGCTGACAATATAATCTTAGGCACAACTTCAGATGACTTACATTATGACAAAAAAGAAAAATTTATAACTGCAACACAAAAACTTTTTAATTCTGTATTGACAAAAGAATTAGTATCAAAAAAAATAAAAATTGAAATACCTTATAAGGATAAAAGCAAAATTGAAATATTAGGAGAATACTTAAGAAAAGGTGGAGATATAGAAAAAGCATATCAAGAATGTTTTTCTTGTCATTTTCCTATAGATTCACAAGAATGCCTAGAATGTATTCCATGCAAAAAGAAAATAGAAACTTTTAAAATGTATGATTATGAAATTTAAAAACATCAATGTCTTTGGAGCAGGTAATATTGGTTTAAATATTTGTAATCTTATAATCTATGAGGGAATAACTCATAAGTTAAATATTATAACTAAACAAGATTCAGATTACATTGATGCAATTAAATTAGATTTTATAAATCATGCTCCTTTCACATCAACAACTAAAGTCACATCTTATCTGTATAATAACTATCCTGATGCAGATGTAAATATAATAGCAGGAGGTGTAAAACAATTAGATGGCGAACAAAGAATAGATTTAATTGGGAGAAATAGAAAATATATTGATTCAATAATTAGAGAAGATATGAAAGGAGAATGGATTGTCATAACTAATCCTGATGATATTTTAGCGTTTTACCTGCAAAGTCATACAAATATACCTTACAACAATATAACTGCCTTAGGCATCGCCTTAGACAATATGAGGGCAAGATATCAAGGTATTGATCAAGACATACTTGGGCAACATAATTTAAATATATATACAAAAGAAAAAATAGATGTAGATGATGTTGCAGACATACCTTATGAAATAATAAGAAAAAAAGGATTTACAAAGTATGGAATTGGTTATGTTGTATTATGGTATCTAAAATATCTAAAAAATTATAAACATCAAATAGTTTCAAAATACAATGAAGTAAAAAGATTATTTGAATCAAAAAAAATAAAATGAAAATAGAAAAAAAATATCACTTTTATGCTGCACATAGAAATAAGAAAGCAGATGAAAAATGCGGTAGGATTCATGGGCATACTTATAGGATCAAATGTATTTTTGAGTTTGATAAAATGGAAGATGGTGTCACTATGTTATTTGGAGACATTGATAAAATTGTAGAGCCAATTGTCAAGCAATACGATCATTATTTTATCTTACATGACAAAGACCCTTTGTGTACTTTGTTGAAATTAGACAATGAACCTTTTATAGAATTACCTTTTGAAACTAGTGCAGAAAATATGGCTATTTGGATTTTCGTACAAATTAAAAGAGAATTACCAATAGTACAGATTGAATTACAAGAAACAGAAACCTCAAAAATAATTTACAATGGAACAAAATAATACTTTAAATGTGAGTGAAATATTTTACTCTTTACAAGGCGAAGGAAATAGATCAGGTACTCCTACTTTTTTTATTCGTTTACAAGGATGCAAAGCACAGGGAGCATGTTATGCTTCAGGGATTAGATGCGATACCGAGTTTGAATCAGGTAGCCCTTGGGAATTAGAAAAAATACATACTTGGATGCTTGAAGCAAATAAGGATTGTAAGGAAATAACTTGGACAGGTGGAGAGCCACTTGATCAATTGAATGTTCCTATAGTTAAATGGTTTAAAGACAAAGGATATTTTCAAGCAGTTGAGACATCAGGATTATTTCCTTGTCCTGAGGGAATAGATTTTATATGCATAAGTCCTAAAGTTGCAGAACATGTAGTTAAGAAAAATTACAGAGATACTCATGTGCATGAACTTCGCTATGTTAGACATCAAGGACAAGAAATTCCTAATCCTAAAATAGAAGCAGATCATTATTGGGTTAGTCCTCATTCAGATGGATATACTATTAATAACGAAAATGTACTACATTGTATTAAATTATGCTTGGATAATCCTAAATGGAAACTAAGTGTACAAGATCATAAATTATGGAATATTTTATAAGTTGGAACGAAATCAAAAAAAGAGTAGGTCAATTAGATAAATCTAAAAAATATTATGGTGTGCCGAGAGGTGGACAATATATTTCTGCAATGTTAAATCCTGTAGATACTATTGAAGAGTGCGACATCATAATAGATGACTTAATTGATTCAGGTAAAACAAGGAAAGAATATGCAAAGTATAAAAAACCTTTTGTTGCTATTTTTGATAAACAAAAAGAAACAGACATAAAAGAAAAATGGTTAGTATTTCCTTGGGAAATGAAAGAAGAGCCTGTTGAAGATAACTTTGTTAGAATATTACAATATCTAGGCGAAGACACAGACAGAGAGGGATTAAGAGAAACACCAAAAAGATACCTCAAGTTTATGAGAGAATTTTTAACTCCTAAAGAATTTAACTTTACTTGTTTTGATGCAGAAGGTACAGATGAGATGATCGTACAAACAAACATACCTTTTTACTCATTATGTGAACATCATATAGCACCATTCTTTGGAGTAGCAAATATTGCATACATACCAAAAGACAAAATTGTAGGTTTATCTAAATTAGCAAGGACATTAGATTTGTATGCAAACAGATTGCAAAATCAAGAAAGAATTACTACACAAATTGCAGAACGACTTATGAAAGAGTTAGAGCCTTTGGGTGTAGCAGTAACATTGAAAGCACAGCATCTATGTATGAATATGAGAGGAGTTAAAAAACATGACACTTGGACAACCACCTCAAAGATGATAGGAGTTTTTAAAGATGACTTAAACACTAGACAAGAATTTTTAAACATCATAAACTATGGACAAAAGTAGACACATAAAAAAAGAATCTTTACTTGAAGCATTAGAGAAGTCATTAGGTGTAGTAACTGTTGCATGTAAATCTGCAAAGATTCCTAGGTCAACCTATTACAAATGGTTAAAGGAAGATGATCAATTTGCAAAAGAAGTTAAAGAGATAGAAAACATTGCTTTAGATTTTGGAGAAAGTCAATTGCATAAACAGATAGGCGAGGGCAATACATCAGCAACTATTTTCTTTTTAAAAACAAAAGGAAAGAAAAGAGGATATGTTGAAAGATCAGAATTAGATTTGAGTTCAGGAGATGAGCCGATCAAGTTAAAAATAAATATAAAAGGAGTTGAGTATTAAAGATGACTATACATCAATTGATTTCACTCATACTCAGGCACAAGCGATAGAGTATCTATTTGATAAAACAACTACAGAAGTTTTATTTGGTGGAGCAGCAGGTGGGGGAAAGTCATGGGTAGGGTGTGCTTGGTTAATCTTAATGTGTATAAAATATCCTAAGACAAGATGGTTGATGGGTAGAAGTAAACTTGATTCATTAAAAAAAACAACATTAAATACTTTTTTTGAAGTATGCGAAACTTGGAATATCAAAGCAGGGAGAGATTATAACTTCAATGCAGGTAGTAATATAATTTCCTTTTTTAACAAGTCTGAAATATTACTAAAGGATTTATTTTTATATCCATCAGATAAAAACTTTGACAACTTAGGATCGCTTGAAATTACAGGTGCTTTTATAGATGAAGCAAATCAAATAACTGAAAAAGCAAAAAACATTGTAGCAAGTAGAATGAGATATAAACTTGATCAATATAATAGAATACCTAAAATGTTGATGACATGCAATCCTGCAAAGAATTGGGTTTATACTCAATATTACAGACCAAGCAAAGATGGTAAACAAAAACCTCATAGAAAATTTATACAAAGTTTAGTTGATGACAATGAGTATATATCTAAATATTATAAAACTCAATTATTAACTTTAGATGAATTATCAAAACAAAGATTGCTTTTTGGAAATTGGGAATATGATGCAAGCAATGATGCTCTTATAGATTATGATTCAATTTTAAAACTCTTTGAGATACAAGGTGTATCAGGACAAAAATTTATTAGTGTTGATGTTGCTAGATTTGGTAGTGATAAAACAGTTATCTTATATTGGAATGGATTGCAAGTTGTGAAAATCAAAACATTATTAAAATCTGCAATGAATGAAGTTGTAGATGAAGTTCAAAATATGCAACAGGAATATAAAATACCTTTGAGGAATATTATAATAGATGAAGATGGTGTAGGTGGTGGAGCAAAAGATTTTTTAAGATGTCAGGGATTCACAAATAATGCTAGAGCCTTGAAAAAAGAAAACTATCAAAATTTAAAAACTCAATGTTATTATAAATTATCTGACATGATCAACAAAGGGCAAATAGGAATTACTTGTCCTGATGTCAATATTAAGAACAATATCATTGAGGAGTTAGAACAAGTGAGAATGAAAGATGCAGACAAAGATAATAAACTACAAATGATTCCTAAAGATAATGTGAAAGCGATACTTGGTAGGTCGCCTGATTACTCAGATGCCTTAGCAATGAGAATGTACTATGAAATAGATTCTAATTTTGGAAAATATTTTTTACAATAAAAAAAAGGGGGGAATGCTCAATGTCAAAACAAACCCCCCAATCAGTATGAAAACTGGGCAAATATAAACAAAAAAATAAATTAACCAAATTTCTCTTATATATTATGAAACTTAAAATCCAAAAAGACGGAAAAGAAAATAACTACAACTTGATCAAAAAATGGTCTGATGTCAATTTAAAAAAATGGGCAGAGTTGATTTCAATGAGGACTGATACTAAATCTAATGAAGCAATAGATACTTTAAAAGTATTAACTGATATACCTCAAGAAATTATAAAACAACTTTCTCTATCTGATGTATCTTTAATTTTAAGAAAGATTGCAGTCATGCAATCAGATGCAGATTCTGTATTACAAAAAAGAATGACTATAGATGGGATAGAGTATGGATTTCATCCTAATTTAGATGACATCACATTAGGAGAATATGCAGATATAGAAACATTGATCAAGGAGGATTTAAGAAATTGTATGCCTGACTTAATGGCTATTTTGTTTAGACCTATTGTTGAGGAAAAAAATGGTGTTTACTCTATTGAAGCGTATGATGGTAACATAGGAGTCAGGCGAGAAATAATGAAAGAAATGAAAGGGGAACAAGTGCAAAATGCGATGGTTTTTTTTTGGACTTTAGGAAAAGGATTACTGAGAGTTTTGCAATCATC